CCTGATTAAGAATGTTAAGGGTAAAGAATTCCCAAAGAATATTCGGCACTTATCTTTAGCTAGAATCTCATCTTTCTTGCACGCCTTGGCAATTGGGTAACCCCTCTCGCCTTTCTTGTAACATGCTTCTAGCCTGTCTATTTCTTCAACTATCACATCATCCAATTTTCTGTTATTTGGAAAATCCTCGGTGGGCTCCAACTCTTCAACAAAGTCACGCTTTGGTCCTGAGAGCGGGAAGCCGATGGAGGTATTTAGTTTGATAGCGTCAAGAAACTTCTTTCCTTTTACACCACACAAATTCTCTTGGTTAGTGAGTGGTCTAGCAGTTTTCCATAATTTACTTTGGAATACTGGTAAAAGGTCTTCCTTATAATCCATGATTGCTTTCTCCAATAGATCATGAGGAAATGGGTGCGCTGGTAGAGCCATATTGGCAAGACACGTCTGCCAACCATACCAATCGGGATGTAACTTAGGACCGTGGTACACATTACGTATTCCACAAACTTCCTCAATTGCTTCGCTGATTGGTGTTACCTTAACATCAGTCTTAGTCACCGAACGACCTGGACATGACCCAAAGTACTCTACCTGAGAGTCACTGGGTAAATACCTAAGTGGACTCTTCTTATGCAAATCATCTTTCTTGAGCAATTGCACACCCAATAATTCCGTCTCAAATTCGCCTGCCGAACCAGACAACACAACTCCCTCGATCTTCTTTAATTCTGAAAATGCTGTGAAAAGATCTTGCTGCAGTATACTACCATAGCAACCAACGGGGGTTCCAGCTGTTCCACCTAAGTGGACGCCTAATATGGCACAACCATTAGTCTCAGAGACTAAGGTTGCTCCACACATGCCGTCAAAAGTGTTAATCGTCAAGTTCTTGTACATGCCACCCTTGAATTCGTGCAAAGTACGCACTACTCCAGGGGCAGTCAAACCTTTGGCCATTATCAAATCTCCATCTTTCTTACGCCAGTGTAGCCTAAAAGGCACAGATGGCATCTCACCAGTAGGAAAGTAATTGACAATATTCTTAAAAGAACCGCCATTAGGTATATAGCAAACCCTAAGATCGGAATTTGGGAGCAAGTAAGAGCATTTCTTATGTAACCGTGCTACAAACTTGCCACCACTGGCTTCTGGATTTCTCTTCC